AATCTTTGACTTAGTAAGAGCTTTTGGATCAGGAACAGAACGAGCAGCAGGATGTAGAGAAGCAGCAGCTAATGTTTCTTCATCAACTTTACCCTTCATTTGACCAGCTTTTTCTTTATTTACTTTTTTGGTGCGAACTTTTTCTTCTTCTTCACCAGATTCTTCACCATCAATATTTTTGTTCTTATCTTTGCCATGTGACTTTTCGCCATCTTCCTCTTCTTCTTCGCCTTCTTCTTCTTCACCTTCTTCTTTGGTGTCTTTTCCGTAGGCAGCACGAGCTTTCATTTTAGCTTCTTGTAAAGAAGTTTTGAAGATTTCTTCAAGACCTGTATTTGTTTCTTTGTTAGACATTAAAAAGTCTCCTTTGTAGAATTTAAATTATTTATATTAGACGAGATTTTACAGTTAATGAAGCAACGTAATCTTCAAAAATTGATAGCTTTTTATCTTCTATTTCCTGCAATGACATGTTATTTACTGCTTTTTTAATCATATCGAGTTTTTCTTCATGCCATGTTCCCTTGACAGGATCATAGAACCATTCTACATTCTCCATAATGCCTTCAACAAAAGCACCAGGTGCCGAAGGATCGGCAACAATATCAGCAGCAGTAGCAATATGATAATCCCCTTGAACTACCATTACGCCCTTATGTTCTTTCAAAGAACCCATGCCACGTGAAGAAACACCAAGTTTTGCGCCAGATTTTAGAAGACCTTTTGCAATATCACCCATTGGGGTTTCAGTTAATTTTGCTTTACCGATAAAGTTCTTACCGTCTTTTTTAAGTTCAACGATGAGATGAGAAACACGATCAAGGTTAATAGATGGTCCGGCAGGATGACCCAATTCGCCATATGCACGACCAGCTTTAACTACGTATTTCATATAACGATCAACTTCTTTTTCCATAACATCAATTGGATAAATTCTACCATTACGATTTTTAACATCAGCTTGAAGAAATATACCATGAATATAATGGTTTTTTTCGCCATCATCTTTGGCTTCTGATAAGTATTCTACTTCTTCTACTAACTCTGTAATAAGTTTCATTTGCTTTGTCCTAAGTTTGTTTTATTATATTTATATTTTAAGACATTGCTTCCTGAGCAACTAAGTGACCACCAATATTTGCAGAAATTGAAGAATTGGTAGAAACGGCAAGTGTTAGAATATCCGGTTGGTTTCCTCTAATATTATTATAAAGAGCAAATAGGTTTGTTAAATCAAAGGTTTGTAGACCAGAACCACCAGCAGGAGAAGTAAAGGCATATACAACTTCACCAGTATTTGCTGAAAGTGCATTTGCAGATATGTCTTTAGATGCCAATGAGTTAAATGAACCAAGAGTATTCATTGGAACAAATGAAGAATTAGTAAGAACAACTGGATTAGTGGCTGTAGAAACAATAAGTTCAACTAAACAAGAAGAATCAGAAGAAATAATTAATGTTTGCGGAAGAATTTGACCACGATTAATAAGACCAATAGAATAACTTGTTGTAGTATTTGGCGTATTTGCAATAGGCGCAGTATTAGAAATCAAATCATTAAAATATACAACGTTAGCGGAATTATTAGCAACGCGAGCAGTAATATTAGTATTACCAGCACCAAGTCCATTAAATGTAATTGCTCTACCAACAAACTGATTAGCAGTCCAAGGAGTACCAGCAACTTGAATAGATGTAGTATTACCAGAAACAATATTTGCGGCAACAGAGCCTGTAGTAAAATAGTTATTCTGTGTTGTATTATTTGCTTCAATACGACCCATCTGATTAATTTGAACTGAAACGACAGGAAAACGAGTTGTACTAACTGGAACGTTTCTACGAATAGAAGTAGGACTCATTCCATATGAATAAGTGAAACCACGTTGAGGGTCTTGGCGATTTTCAACCATAACAGATACACCAAAGTGAACTAAGGCAGAATTTGCAGTTGTGGCAGAAATATTTCTCTGTTCGTATCTTACTGGAAGGTTACCTGTACGAGACCAAGCAAACTGTTGTGGTGAGCCAGTAAATGTTCCATTACCTGCACCAACTTCATGAAGAACATATGGTTCACCATTAAGTAGAATACCCCAACGAATACAACCAGCACCATACCATGCATACTCCATCCAAAGCATCTGGATTCCAGACCAATTGATCAATGAAGTTACAGGATCACCATACCAGTTTTCAAGGGAAAATTTAGTATCTACAGGCATTGATGAAGTAGGAGCACCAGTATTAAGATTTACAGAACCAACGTCAGATCGAATAACACAATACATACCCGATGGATTTAATGCAGTCGGAATACCCTGTTCAAAGAAAATACCATTTGAATCATCAAAGAAACCTACACGCTGGACACCACCTACAAATGTAGCAGTAAATGATGTAGAAGGTACAGTTTGAGAAATACTAACTACCCAAGATGTACCAGAACCAGATACAATAGTTGTGCCAGTTACGACACCAGAACCAAGATTACCCGAAAGGACTTGGCCGATAGCAATTGTGCCTGTAACAGCGCTTGTTACAGTAAGAGTTGTTCCAGAAATAGAACCTGTAAATGATGCAGTCGCACCAGAACTTGGGCTTGGAGCACCAAAGTTAATGGCGGTAGCCATATACATTGTTTTACCAGGTTGATAACGATGATATGGACGTGATTGACGAATAGTTAAATCACCAGCATTATTACCCACAAGCATTCGAACACCACCCATACCAGGCATTTGAACTACGTTTGCAATACTACCAGAAGATGCAGTATTAACGCTATAGTTCTCCCAACGCATAGGCTGAGTACCATATTCAAAATCGGCTTCGTAGATATTCTGAGACATAGACACTTTAAGCTTACCAACAACGTCACGTGTACGAGAAGGTGTTAAAAATGACTCAGGACGAGTAGTTTTCATTGTATAATTATTAGTACTTATTGCATATGTGTTAGACATTTATATTTCCTCTTAAACAGGCATTGGTGTATCATTAAAATTACTTGACGGAAAATTTGGTTTTGGCGGAAATGTTATTGGTGTATCTGCCTGTTCATCTTCCATTTTTTTCTTTTTATCTTTTAGTTTTTTTCTAATTTTTTCTAAAAGAGGTTCAGCAGCTTCTTCATCCTCTAAACTTTTTTTTTATTTTTAGATTTTTTAATTTCTTCTTTAACATCTTTATAAAGAATATAATCATGAATACCTGAAATATTAGCTTTAGCCATAGCAAGTTTAGTTTGTACCCAAGGTTCTACATGCATGTCATCTGGCATATCTTTAAGAAGTTCTTCAACTTTTGCCGCAATAGCACGTAATTCTGTTGTAACCATACTTACTTCTTCTTCAGTATCATCTTTAGCTTCTTTAATTGGAGAGTTTAAAGCTGCTGTAATTCTATTCGATCTTTCTTTAATTCGATTTGGAAAACTTTTAGAAGTTTCGCTAGTGATTCTATCTAGTTCTCTTTGTATTTCTGGATCACTGGACTTTGAATAATCTTGAGTATTTTTCCGAGGCATATCCTTTTCAACTTGTTTAGCGCTGACCCAAGCTCGTGATTCTGATGCAAGTTCTGCAGATTCATCACGCTGTTTTGCATAATATGCAGCAAGCCCCATTTCTTTGCGTTTTTCTTTAGACTTACCAGCAAATTTTGGATTATCCGATTTTTCAAAATCTTTAATATATTCGCTAGCAGGAGTAGATTTAGTTAAAACTTCTTCAATTTTTTTAGGACAAGCCTTCATACCATGCATTTCACATTCAACGCCAGCTTTAGAATGGTTACATGAAGCTTCTTCATATACCTTTTCAGTTGATGGGCGTAGTCTAGCATTTTTAACATCATCAAGAGACTTTTTAATTTTGCCTCCATTGAATACGTCTTCTTTGTTACCAGCACGACCTTCCCATTCTTGAGTTTTATGCTTCTTAACAAAGTCCTGTTCACCCTTTGCTTTTTGTTCATAGTCAACATATGGCTTTGATCCAGTTGAACCATCTCTTTCTTTAGAAGAGTTTACGCCTTCAAGCTTTTTATCTTTGCCTTTTAAAATGTCGCTAAGTTGTTTTGCCATTTGTTATTCCTCTGAATTGTCTTCTGGTTGAAACATTCTCTGAGCAATTTCCAATTTTTTATCGTTAATTGCAGAATGTAGTTTACTGAAAGTAAGATCATTGAAGACTTGAGCAAACTCAAGAGGCTTATGGTCAACTACAGTATCAATTAAATCGCTTATATTATATTTATCATTTTCTGACATTGTATATTATCCTATTGTTGTGGCGGTTGTTGTGGGCGAGCAGGTGCATTTCCTTGAATTTTATCTTTAGAAGATTCTGGAACGGTAACACCCATTTTAGCTAAAAAGCTTTTATTTTTTGCAATAACTTGGACAGCAGCTTTAAACTTGGCTTCATCTTGCATTGAACGTTCACCACCTTGTTTTTTAATTTGATCTACGAATACTTGAGCTTGTCTGATTTGCTCCAATTTTTCTCTTGATTCAGTATCATTGCCTTGTGTGTTAGTAGGCCCACCAGCAGCAAATTGCATACCTTGATCTTGTTCTTGATTAGACATTTGTTGCTGTTGTTGCATCATCTGCATGTTTTGCTCAATGGCTGGATTTAACCAACGTGCATCTTGTGATTCATTTTCTTCAACAATTTCGTTATCCATTTCATCAATTTCATCGTCTGATTGTTGTAAAATATTTTTACGAATCCAATGATGTGAATAATACTTACCAGCCATGTCTTGAATATTGCGAGCAAGATTTACACGATTTTCAGTAATTTCTGCATTTTTAAGTTCAGTGAAATAATTATCTTTAGCAAAATCATATTTAATATCAGCAGCTAAATTATTAAATTCTTCAATGGTCATAATACCTTTGAGAACTACTTGCTTTTCTAAAAGTTTTGTAAATAGAATTGAAAATTTTGATCTTAGGCGAACAATAAATCTATCAAATTTTAATTCATCACGACTAATTTCAGTGGCTCGACCAATAGAAAATAAGGCATCAGAATTTAAACGAGAAATAGGAACGCTTAGTGTTTGAAGAAATTTTTTCTGAAAGTAAAGAACGTCATCCATTTGGCCTAATGTTTGACCACCAGGAAGTGTTGTAACTTCTGTACCACGATTACCTTCACGACGAGGCAACCAATAATCTTCAAGCATGGTCATAAATTTACGATCATCACGGACTTCACCTGTCGATGAATCATATATCAAACGGTTTTTATGTTTGACCATAATATCACGAACATACTGTTCCGCTTTCATCTTAGGAAGATTACCAACGTCAATATACCAAATTCTACGTTCTGGTGCACGTGCTAAACGGTAAATAACTAAAGAGTCTTCTAAAGTACGAAGCTGATTTAAAGCCTTGATTGCTTTGTGAAGATATGATAGAACCATTGTTCCTTGATTATCAGTTAATCCAGATACAATATAAAGAACAGAATCTTTAGCAATTTTAAGACCAGTTGTAGATGGACCGACTGTTTTGTTGCCATAAGAGAAACCTTTATCGTTAAAGATAAAGTATTCGTTTACAACTTTTGATATAACTGCATCACCTGTGTTACCAGCTTGAATTTTTTTCTTGGCAACTTCTCTAATTTTTCTAATTTTTCTTGGATCAACATATCGTAATTCTTTAATACCATCACGTGGATTTTTATCATCAATAACTACATGATAATATAATCTTCCATCTACATACCAACGACGATAAATGTCATAGCCATATTTATTGAAATCTAATAATTTAAGACAAGTTTTAAATTCTTCTCTAATGGCTTTATGAACATTAGGTGAAATTTTTAAATCTTCTAAATTAATATCAACAATTTTTTCTTCATCAATAGAGATTGATTCATTAACAATTTCGTCAACAGCAGCATCACATTCAGGCTGTAAGGCCATTTCACGATACTTTGTAACTAATTCTGCTTCTGTTCTTACTGTACCATCAAGGTCAACATAAGTGCCATAAGCGCCACCTGCCGC